CAATGTTACTTGCTTCGCATTTTACTGGTTAGCAGTGATCTGTGGACGGTTATCCAAGTTACCTGCAGTTGCAGCACCAGTCTGGAATGCAGCCTTACCCGCATCAGTCTGGATTGGCAATACAGTAGCGCCGCCATTTACTGGGATTTCACGGAACAAACGTGCAACTTTCAGCTCACGCATGATTTCCTTCTCGATCTGTGAAGAAACTTCCTGATCGATGTCAGCAGCGTTAGCTGCATAGTTGATACCAGCCTTCTCTTGAATGTCACGTGCAAAATCAGTGTCCCAACCCTTACGAGTCATTACGCCGAGCATATGAGCAGACATGAAGTCCTGGCCCCACTTAGAAATGTCAGACTTCTCTGCACGATCAGCGAATACACGCTTAGAATCGCGCATCTTAGAAATCTCATCAGACTTCTCTTCGAGCTCTTTTTTGTACTGAGCAAGAGTCTCTTCCATGTTCGCATTGCGATCATTCAACTCTTTTTGTACGTCTGCAAGCAGACGCTCAGCGCCTGACTCGATACCAGTACGGATTTGAGTCTTAACTTCTTCTTCTTGAGCTGCTTTTGCAACTTCAGCTTCTTCAGCTGCTTTGGCTTCTGCTTCAGCGGCTGCTTTTTCTTCGGCCTGACGAATTGCAATCTTAGCAGCAGTCTCTTCTGCTACCTTCTTAGCAAAAGCGTCCAGGTCGATTTCGGGAGTTTGTACTTCCGACATGTTCATCTCCTTTTGAACTGACTTTTCAGTTCCATCCGGTGTATCACTAGCTTCAAATGAATTTTCATCTTTAGCCAGAGACTGACCGGCTAGATCTACACTATTAGTGAAAGTTTTTTTGAACTCATTATACTCTTCGATAGAATCAAATGACTTCGCGAGCGAAAAAGTAGCTGCTTGGTTACAAGGTACCGATACTACTGATACTTCAAACAACTCAGCGTCCTTAATCTTTAATCCGTCGGTTTCCGTTAGGTAATCAGCATCCTTGACTCGGAAGCCGACAGAAAAAGCTCCAAGGATACCTTCTTTAACAAGCTGTGCCACATGATCGGGCGCAGATTTAGAAATTTTAGCCTTGAGTTCAAGACCGTTTTCAGTGACTTTAAGTCCTGTAGCGCGTCCGATAGGCTTGTTATAATCGTGATTAAAAAGAATAATAGGATTCTTTTCGAAGTTGTTAAGACCACCTTTTGTCCAAGCAGTTGCGTCAATAGTATCACCAGCGCGGTCAAAGTCCGCAGTGCTGGCCATTCCGCAAATGTGAACGCCTCCGTCATCTTCGTCGAGGGCTTTAAAGGTAGACGTTAAATTGAAAATCTTTTCCATTACGACTCCTTCTTAACAGGTGCTGCTTTTGGCTTTGGTGCCGGAGCAGGCTTTGCCGGAGCTGTTTTTGGCTTAGGTGCCGGTGCCGGCTTGGGAGCAGAAGCAGGCTTATGGGCTTCTGCTGCATGCTTATAAACGTGGGGGTGGTATGATAGCATCATGCCCACCAACTTCGCCCAGCGATTATCAAAATCTTGACGCAATTCTCGTTGAAGAATTGGATTGTGGTCTACAATTTTTAAATATTCCTGATGAGTAATATCAGGTTTAATATTATACTGGACTATTTGAGAAGCAAGTCTATTTACCATCTCCAGTTTAACTCTACGTCTAATCATTAGTTTCTTCCTCTACGGGTCTACCGCCTTCGGCTGGATTGGCTGCGCTACCTGCAATATTTGCTGGGACTCGTATATCTTCACAACCCGCCATTTCGTCAAAGTTCATTGCTACTCGAGCTTCGTTTGCTGTTAATATTCCAGAGTTTACGAGAGTAGAATAGTAAGCTGCTTGATCTCGTAATTCAGGCTGAAGTGCTGGAATATCGGTAACATCTTCAATAATTGTAAACCCAAAATATCTTTCGTATGCCTTTGAAATTTTTTCAATAATTGGCATAATTGTTTCTAAGTAGTAAAGTCGCATATTGGGACGAATGTTTGCATTGTTCCCTGAGTCTAATAAAATTGGGGGAACGCCCAGCGCCTTTAATATAATTTTTTCGTTTTCTGCTATTGCTGCTTGAAAATCTAACTCTTTAAAGTTTACATCAGAGACAGAATCTATTTCTAGTCCACCGTCTAATACTAGAGGTCTACGGCCTCCGCTTTCTGGACTATAACGAGCACTCCAAGCTTGAATCATTCTCTCTTTGATTTTTTCTGAAAGAGTATTTGGTGATTTAAGAACAAGGCCGGGAACCGCGCCGTTTTTAAAGAAATTATCCTGAAAATCTCGCATTCGCTTCATTAAAACCATTGTTCGAAGAGCGGGTTTAAGTCTAGAAACTCCTCTATAAATAGAGTAAAAGGAGTTTTCTTTTATGTGTATAATTTCTGACGGCTTGAATACTGTTCCACCATCAAAAGTGTAACTCTCAATATAAGTAGTTCCACTTGCAGTTATAGTCATTTTATTTGCTGGCAAGTGGTATAAGTGCACGCCATCAAAATAAATAAAGATATTTCCGTCAATAATGTAGTCTGTAATTAGATTTCTACGAAAGGAAGAAATATCTTGAAAAGGGTTTGGCTCTGTATTTAATAAAAGGTCGATTCTACTACCTTTTATTCCTTTAACGACGGGCATTCCTTTTGTTTGGCCCATTACTTTAAAGTTTATTTCAGAGCAGTCATCGACAACTATATTTACACCACGATTTACAATCTCTAAATCTTCGTAAGCTCTTTCGTAGCTGATAGTTTGCTCACGAGAAGGCTCCGTAGTATTTCTGTAGTAGGGCTGTATAGGGTTGAGTTTTTCTTCCTCAGCCTCCATATCTTTTCTACCAATTAGTCTGTCATACCATGCCATGCTTATCTCTTTGAATTTCTACCCAGCGCATTTGCTTTTTTGCAGTGCCTAAGCCTGGATTTCTGCCATATAGACGATGTAGTTCCATATGGTGTGAATGACAAAGAGTTACTGTTTCATCGTATAACTCTGTCCAATTTTCTTCTATAAACTCATCTCGCCAAATTACTATATATTCATCAGTATAGTGCTCTGGCCTTTCTCGTTGTTTTTTCTTCAACCACTCTCTAAGTAATGGGGCTAAAGTGTAAAAATGATGAAAATCGAGTTCCTTTGAGACACCGCAAATGTGACATTGGGCACCCTTATTATACTTTGATTTAGCTCGATCTCTAATATATTTTACCGGATCTCTTTTGAGCTTTTTCATTTTGAATTATAGCCTCTGTTAGATAAATTGTCAAACACTATTTTTCTTTGGTGTCTCTAGAACCCGGTCTGAGTTGTTTCAAATGAATATAGTGCGTATCTAAGAGCATCTGCCATGTGCGATGCTCTATTGTGTTTTGGTTTTTCTTTTGCTAGATTTGGATTAGGATCCCACTGGTATTGATCTAAACAAGATAATACTTCTGAGCATTTTTGGTCTACTAATAAAGTATCATTATCTACAATCCCTGCAACTTGTGCGATACCATCAAGTACAGACTTTTTAGCATTGATAGTAGATATATCATAATTTTGTGCAAAGTCAAATCGAGTTTGTTGTGCTGCAGAATCAATGTAAATATAATCAATATTCCATTTTTGAATCAAGTTTCGTATAACAGTAGCATGTTGTTCAGTGGTTTTTTCAGCATCTAAGTATTCATCTAAAACATAGTATTTTTGCTCATCCCAATCATAAGCTATCACACATACAGCAGTTGGATCACGATATCCGACATCGAGACCAGCAAAAACATCCATGCGGCGAGTATCGAGCTCTTCATTATTAGTGACGCATTCTTCATGATTAAAGTTCCATATTTGACCTTCATAAGTATTAAAATCTGCTTCATATTCTTGACGAAACTCAGCGTCTGACATTGACTTACGAGCTTCACTAATATCCATCTCAGACATGCGGGGATTATCTTTATAAGTCGCTCTAATTGAACACCATTCTGGGAATTCATCGTTGAAGCCTCTATCGAAGAATTCTGCAAACCAGTTGTTCCTGCCTCGAGGAGTCGAGATAAAAATAGCTTTGGAGTTATCTTTATCTAGAGTGGGGCGTAGTGCGACATTAAATGCATCTTTACCGTCTGCTAACGCTGCCTCGTCGAATATGATTAAATCATAACTACGGCCCACACAGGAATCAACTTGGTTAACAGAACCCATTCGAACTGTTGAGCCATTACTCAATTCAATTACTTTATCTTTTGCATTATCTTTTGTTACTTCCAAGTCAAAATGTTTAATTAGATTTCTTTGTAAATCGAAAGAAATCTGAGACAAGGAGTAGTTAGGTGACATTATAAGAATGTTAGAACCGGGCACTAGTGATACGAGTTGCCCTATGATGTTGGCGATGTATGTTTTGCCTTGACGCCTTGAAACGGCGGCACAGACAAAGCGATACTTCGGATTATTGATCGCATTTATAATTGCTTTTTGCGAAGGAAGAGCTTCAACCCCCAGTAACTCTAAATATTCGTTTACTGGGAGTTTTAGAAACCTTGTCTCAGATTGTAAATCAAAAATCTCGTCAGGAGTTATATCTCTCCGACTAATTTGTACTGCCATGTTTTAGTCCTGCTTGTGACTTGCTCCAAAATAAAAACTAATTACTGCACTCACCATACCGCCTAGATATCCTAGAACAAGGTTGATTACAGCTTCACTATTTGCGTCGGGTGGCTGTATAGTTACTAAAAATACGTAACCTGCAAAAGCTGCTACAGTGCCGAGTGCAATTGCTCGCGCAGTCCAGTCTTTACTATTTCGTTTACGAGCGTCTTGAATATCGGCAGTCTCAAGAGCAAAGATGTCTACATCTAACTCTTTCATGCGAGCTTCAAAGTTT